ATGACACAACAGGTGCAATATCTGTAACAACAAATACTTATGACGCATATGGTTCAGCATCAACTGTAGCAGGAAATCTTTCAACTCATACAAGCGCAACAGAAGCACACGGTGCAACTGGAGCGGTAGTAGGAACAACAAATACTCAAACACTTACAAATAAGACGTTGACAAGCCCAACTCTTACAACTCCAGCACTTGGTGTTGCAACTGCTGATTCTATCAATGGTACAAGCATTCCAAGCACAAAGACTCTTGTTGTAACAACAGATAAGTTAAATGTACTTGCATCAACATCTTCATCAGAACTTCAATCAATAATCTCTGATCACAATGGTAGTGGAACACTTGTTTTTGCTGATACCCCAACACTTATAACACCAGATATTGGTGCTGCAACTGGTACATCCCTTGAACTTTCATCAAACGATCTTGATGTTGGTTCTCAGTCTGCTGGATTAAGAATATCAGACGGATACGTAAACCCAATGGCCGTATTCTCTATGGATGCAGATGATGATTACGCACAAGTAGTAATTAAGAACACTGGCAATGGCGTAAATTCTTCTTCTGATATCCAAGCATACTCAGATAACGGTAATGATACAACGGGTGGTTGGATTGATATGGGTATTACATCATCTAACTTTAGTGATCCAGATTTTACTATTACTGGCAAAAATGATGGTTATCTTTTCATGGAAGCACCTGAAGGAATTACCGCTACCATTACAAACAAAGCACTTACAGGAAACGTTGCAACAATTACAACATCTGCAGCACATGGATTTACAACAGGCAAGCAAGTAACTATTTCTGGTGTAGATGCTACACTAAATGGTTTATATACAATTGCTAGTACAACAAGTACAACATTCACATATGCAAAAACTGCAGGCAATATTTCATCAGCAGCAGTTTCTCCAACTGGTACAGCAATTCAACACACTGGTAATGGAGATCTTGTTCTTGCTACTGGTGCCAACGGTGCACAAAACAGAATTGTTTTTGCTGCTGGAGGACTTTCTTCAGATAATACACAAATGACAATTACACCAGATGAGTCTGTAAGAATTGTTATTCCTACCGCTTCAACATCACCAACTACTGGTGCTCTTGTTGTTGATGGTGGTGTTGGTATTCAAGGTGACGTTAATATTCAAGGTAACATCAACTTTGGTGGCGCAGGAACAAGCCTTACAACGGAAAACCTATCGGTTACAGATCCATTTATCTTTGTTGGTGATGGAAATGCAACAGATGCTGTTGATATGGGTCTTATTACAGAATATACTGATGGTACTACAAAGTACGCAGGTATCGTTCGTGATGCTACCGATGGAGTATTTAAACTTTTTGAAGATGCAGCAACAAAGCCTTCTTCAACTGTAAACTTTGCTGAGGCTGGTCTAGGATACGGAGATCTACGGGTAGATGAAATCACCGCAGCATCTGCAGTTATAACTAATATAACAATTGGAACAGTTGATCAAACTGAGATTGCTCACCTAAATGGCGTAACTTCAGCAATTCAAACTCAGTTAGATGACAAGTCAACAGCATCAAAAACAGAAACTCTTACAAATAAGACTCTGACATCACCAGTACTTACTACACCAGATCTTGGAACACCTTCAGCAGCAACACTTACAAATGCAACTGGTCTTCCAGTATCAACTGGTATTTCAGGTCTTGGAACAGGAATTGCAACATTCCTTGCAACACCAAACTCTGCAAACCTTTTAGCAGCAGTAACTGATGAAGTTGGAAATTCGAGTGGTGCAAAGTTAGTATTCAATAACAATGCAAACTTCCAAACCGCAGTTAGTACTCCACAACTTGTTTTAACCGACGTAAGCACTGCAGCGCTTGGTACAATTGAAAGTAGTCATGTAGGAACAATATCAGGTACTACTTTAACAACACTTACAACTATGGATGAAGCAGTTTCAGGATTTGAAACTTCTAAATTAATACTTTCAATGAGAAAAGGTAACGATATTCATATGTTTGAAGTTCTTATGGGACTTGATGGAAATGGCAACGTTTATCAAACAACTTATGCTGAAATTATTAGCAATGAGTCTCTTGGTGATCTATCATTTACAGTAACAGCAGGTGTTGTTAGTGTTAAACTAACTCCAACCACTGTAGGAACTCTTGCATATACATTAAATAAAAAAATGTTTAAGTAGTTTAAAATAAAAAAAATAGGGGGAAATAAATGGCAACAATAGACAAAGACTTTAGAGTCAAGAATGGATTAGTCGTAGCAAGTGGCGGTACATTTGGCGGGACAGTGGTAGTAGGAACTCCTACAGAAAACTCTCACGCAGCAACTAAAGCATATGTAGATTCAGCAGGAATGACTGTTGGCGCTACTGCCCCTGCTTCACCAAATAATGGACAGCAATGGTTAGATACTTCAACAAATAGAGTAAACTTTTATTATGATGGTTCTTGGTATACCCAAGCAACTATTGATGATACAAGCAATCTTCCACAGCATATTCACGATACAGCAATTGATGGAACTGGTTTCATAGTATCTCAGTTCTATGATGGCTCAACATTCAATAGCCCACAGGGTGCAGGTTTAGATGCTGGAGGTCCAAGTACATCAACTTGGACAGTAGTATTTGATGGCGGAAGTGCAGTAGATAACTTCAATTAAAAAGGGGTTATAATAAGATAGTAAATGGGCAGCACCCATAAGGAGAAATAAAATATGGCAACAAGAATGCAACAGCGTAGAGGTACTGCAGCACAATGGACTGCAGCAAACCCAACTTTAGCAGCAGGCGAAATCGGGTTTGAGACAGATACAAACAAGTTTAAAATGGGTAACGGTTCTTCAAACTGGGTTGCACTAACATATTTTGCTAACAATTCAGCACTAACAGACCTCCTTACAGGATCCCCAGAGGCACTAAATACCTTGGATGAAATTGCAGCAGCAATTAATGATGATCCAGCATTTTTCACAACAATAGCAACAAACTTATCAACTCATGCATCTGATACAACATCTATTCATGGAATTGCAAATACAGCGCTACTTGCAACACAGTCATATGTTGCAGATCAAATTGCTTCAGTAACAGGAGATTATTCAACACTTGCAGGTGTAGGAATTGACTGGAATGCTGATACAGATGCGTTTGATATTGCTAATACTGTAGCCACTGTAGCCAACATAACTACTCACAATGACGATACAACAGGAGTTCACGGCATTGCAGACACTTCAGTTCTTGCAACCACAACAAATGTATCAACTGCTCAAACTGCAGCAGAGACTACAGCATCTGGATATGTGACAACACATAATTCAGCAACAACAAATGTTCACGGAATTGCAGATACTGCAGTATTAGTTACAACAACTGGAACACAAACTTTAACAAACAAAACAATTACATCTCCTGTAGGACTTGTAAAAGCAGATGTAGGGCTTGGAAATGTTGATAATACAGCAGATTCAGCAAAGCCAGTTTCAACTGCAACTCAGACAGCCCTTGATCTTAAACTTGCTTCTACAACAGCAGCATCAACTTATGCTCCATTGGCCTCAGCAGCACTTACTGGTACTCCAACAGCCCCTACTGCAGCAGCAGAAACTAACACAACACAAATTGCTACTACAGCATTTGTTCGTGCAGAAGTTGCAGCACTGGTAAATAGTGCAGCAGGAACTCTTGACACTCTTGGAGAAATTGCAACCGCACTTGGAAATGATGCAAACCTATCTTCAACACTTACAACAAGCATTGGGCTTAAGGCGCCTCTTGCTTCACCAACATTTACAGGAACTGTAACACTGCCAGCAGAAGGAATTGTATTCTCTGATGGTACACAGGCTCTTGAAGGTGTTCCATCACGTACACCGATTATTCAAAAGACAGCATCTTATACACTTTCAGCACTTACTGAAAGAGATGATTTAATTGAAATGTTCTCAGCATCAGCAGGAATAACTCTTTCAATCCCAACAGATGCTACGCTAAACTTTCCAATAGGAACGTCTATTGATATTCTTCAAACTGGAGCAGGACAGGTAACAATAGCAGCAGTAACACCTGGAACTACAACAGTAAATGCAACACCTGGTTCAAAACTTCGTACACAATGGTCATCTGCAACTCTCTTTAAGAGAGCAGCAAATACATGGGTTATCTACGGCGATTTGACAGCGTAATAAAAATTCAATAGGAAATTAGGAGAATAACATGGCAGCAGGAAAAAAAGCAGGTAGAAAGTCACAAGCATCAAATGACTTTTTGGAGCCACTAGCACCAACAGGTGTTACAGCAACAAACGTAGGAACAGCAAGAGCCTTTAATAATGGTTCAGCAACCGTTTCTTTCTCTCTACCAGCACTTTCTCCAGCAGCCACATCTTTTACTGTTACATCATCTCCTGGATCTTTTACAGGTACTGGCGCTAGTTCACCAGTCACAGTGACTGGTCTTCAGTCTAACACTGCCTATACATTTACAGTAACAGCAACAAACGCTGCAGGAACATCTGCTGCTTCAGCAGCATCTGCTTCAATTACTGCAACAACAGTACCAGCAACACCTTCAGCACCAACTGTAACTACACAGGTTAATCAAGATAACGTTTCTTGGTCTGCCCCAGCAACTGGTGGTTCTGCAATTACTGGATATACCTGGGCATCTTCTGATGGCAAGGGTGCAACAGTAGGATCAGCAGTAATAACTGCTGCAGTTACACAAGAAGGCGGAACTGCTCAGACATATACTGTTTATGCAACAAACGCCAATGGAAATTCTGAAGTATCTCCAGCATCTAACTCTGTTACCACTACCCCGCCTTTCTTTCCACCATTCTTCCCACCGTTCTTCCCATTCTTCCCACCATTTTTCCCACCATTCTTTCCGTTCTTCCCATTCTTCCCACCTTTCTTCCCACCATTCTTTCCACCTTTCTTTCCACCATTCTTTCCGTTCTTCCCATTCTTTCCACCTTTCTTCCCACCATACTTCCCATTCTTTCCTAACTTTTATGGAAACATTGGTTGTATTGAAGCAGAGACTGAGTTACTTACTCCAACTGGTTTAGTTAAGGCTAAAGATCTTCAAATTGGAGATACAGTCTACTCAATAGACCTAAATGAAATGGGTCCAGACGAAGAAGACACATACATGCTATGGAGTTCAAACTCCTTAACAGCAAAAACTGCAGGATACGTAGAGGCTACAATTACAAACATTAGTCTTTCTGTTAAAGACAAGGTAGTATTCTTTAATAATAATAGATCAGCCTCGTACTCTCTTACACAGCCAATCTTTATTAAAGACGCAGAAGGTACGTTTGGAATGAAAATTTCTTACGACATATGTGTTGGAGATACGCTAATCAAAATACTTGCTGATGGATCAATAACAGAAGAGTTGGTAATCCGTATAGGATACACAGAACTTCCAGAAATATCAACTTACGCTATCTCTGTTGAACCGTATGACTGGTTTATCGCTGGTGGATTCTTAGTTCACAATAAGTAATAAAAGATAATACCCCCTTAAAGAAAAATCTAAAAGGGGGTATTTCTTTTTCATAAAATATGGTATCATTAGTTATAGAGAAAAAAGGGACAACATGAATTATCATACTTTGCCAGAAGCAAATATTAACGATGAAAACTCTAACCACTGGTTTACAAAAGATAGATCAGAAACAGCATCAAACAGAATTCCTAATAGACAACTAGATGAAAATATTGTTGTTGAAAATCTTGGACTAGGTTTGCATGTCTACCATAATACATTTTCTTTAGATGATGCCAACAGATATATAGAGACTCTTGAGTCAAATTTAGGAAAAAATGGAAAATATAGTTGGTCAGAAGCACAGGTAACAAACTCTTCAACACCAATTAAAAAGGCAAGAGACTGTGTAGACTTTAAATATAAACAAGAAAATTTAGGGCCTAAAAATAATACTAATTCAGAACTAATAGATTTGCACGAAGAGATATATCAAAAACTTAAGTATTGCATTGATGATTATGCAAAGTACTGGGGTATTAATGTAGTATATTATGAGGCTTTTAACTTTGTTAAGTATGAAGGAGAAGGCACACACTTTAATATTCATGCAGACCATGGACCAGCCTATAACTGTACAGTATCTGCTGTAATATATATCAATGATGATTATAAAGGCGGGGATCTAAAGTTCCCACGATTAGACAATCTTATTATTAAACCAAGAGTAGGAGATATAGCGGTATTTCCATCAAACTATATTTATGAACATGCCTCACTACCAATGGAGTCAGGAACGAAATATTGTGTTGTTGTTATGACTGATATTAATGAGATAGGTCATAAGAAATGAGCATAAAATCTAATCTTGTTATTTTTAAATCATACAGACCATGGCTAAATAAAAAAAGTTTATCTATTCCAGAACCAACACAAAATGTAATTCCTGAGTGGTATAAAGATGCAGATAGATTTGCAAAAATGCCAAATGGAGAATATTGGAAAGCAACAAAAGAAGTTTGTCCATTTCCAAAAGAAGGAACAACAGATGATTTTGGTAAAATTCCTACATGGAAAGCATGTCCAGCAATCCTGGATGCATTTACAACAGGATATATATTTAAAACCCCATGCGATTTAATATTTTTTAAAAACAGTCAGGGAGTTATTAATGTTAAAATTGAAGATGAAAAATATAAAGATTTTTGTACTCAAAGGCCTCCAATGCCACAGTTTGAACATCCCAAAGGATATTATCAAAACCATTTTGCCTGGAATTCAATTTGGGGTTTAGAGTTACCAGAAGGCTATAGCACATTGCTTATGACCCCAATGAATAGGTTTGATCTTCCTTTTTTAAATACTACTGGTGTCGTTGATTCTGATAAAGTCCATCTACTTGGAAGTTTTCCATTTTTTATTGTAGATGGGTGGGAAGGAACTATTCCAGCAGGAACACCATATATGCAAGCACTTCCATTTAAAAGAGAAAACTGGGAACATCAAATAGACATCCTGGATCAGTCTAAAATTTATGATAAAGTTAATAATAACGTAAAGTTTTACCGTCAGCCTGACGGCGGGGTATATAAAAATAAAATTTGGTCAAGAAGAGAATATAGATAGGGATAAACTATGCAAACATGGACAGAAAAACAAGACCTTGGCAATGGAATCTTTTGCTACAAGGGAGTAATTAAAAAAGAGATTGATGTTATAGGTAGGATCGAATCCAACCTTAAACCAGTAGGAGATACATCTGGATATGCATGGCAACCAGCGTATGTTGGTTATCAGCAATTAATGCCAGAATACCGTGACTGCAATGATTTTAAGTTTAAAAAAACAGATATAGAAAATGATAAAAGCAAGATTAGTCTAAACCTTCAGTCTTTGTGGCAGGACTTATATGATGTTAAACTGCCTGCGGTTGAAGACTACTCAAGAATGTATAATATTAATAATTTAAAGTACTGGGAGGCGTTTAACTTTATTAAGTACGGCCCAGGACAACACTTTATGGAACATCATGATCACGGATTTTCATATAACTGTACTCTTTCTTTGGTTGCATATCCGAATGATGACTACGAAGGAGGAGAACTTTTCTTTAGATTACAAAATCTAAAAGTTAAAGCAGATGCTGGAGATCTTTTTATTTTTCCATCAAACTTTATGTATCCTCATCAAGCAATGCCAGTGACTTCTGGAACCAAGTACTCTATTGTTACTATGTTAGATTATAGTAAAAAGTTCCACACTCAAGAAATGTATAATGCAGAGGCCGACTAATGTTTAAAATTTCAGTTGAAAAAACACAAGGATGTTCTTTTGTTGTTCAACCAATGTCAATAAAAAGAGATTGGATGGAAGAAACATCAGAAGGACATGCATATAGATGTTTTCCAGTAACACAATCAAACGTTATTGGTTGGAGCCTTTCTTGTATTAATGATATCGAGTTTATCTGGGACGGGATTAATGATCAAAGCCCAGACCACATTGATATAATAAAAGCACCTGAAGGATCTTACGAAGGAAGAGGTCAATCATCTATTAGTTTTCATACTGGTTTAATTTTTAGAACTGAAGAAGAAGTTAGTCTTTTTACCATAAACCCTGTAAACTATTTTAGTGATGATTTTGAAACAATGTCTAACCTAATCAGCACATCATTCTACGACAATCCACTTCCACTAGCAATTAAGGCAAGAAAAGCAAATGAAAAAATAACAATAAAGGCTGGAACACCAATAGCAACAATAATTCCAATATCTTTGACTAACTTAAATAATAGTACAATAGAAATTGTTGATTATAAAGATCCAGATAGATCAAGAATTGAGTCAAATATTGCTTATGGAGAAGCAGCCCAAGTTGTCAATTCTTCTGGTCAGTGGACAGATTGGTATAGAGATGCAGTAAATGAAAAACAAGAGTCTTTGGGTAGCCATGAAGTAAAAGTTTTAAAACTTAAAGTAGAAGATAACACTAAAAATAGATTGGGTGGTATAATTTAAATATGAACAACTTAGACAATGTAGTAGTTAGAAAGCCTTCAATGACTCCTTCTGGATGGTTTGGAGATAGCAAAGACATGATCGTTGAGTTAGAAAACTTTATGACTCAAGAAGAGATGGACTTTTTAGAAAAGGCTGCAAAATCTTTAACTATTTGGGACGTAACACAAAGCCATGTAAACGAAAATGGAACAGTTGTTTATGATTCAGATTATTGGAAAGACAGAGTTGCCACTCAACCAACATTAGATAAAAATGATCCCTCTATATCTCCAATAATCGCTGGATTATTTAAAAGACTAAAGCCAATAATTGAAGAATTTTATAAAGTAGAGGTCACCCCAACTGGAACAACTATTGTTAAATGGCTTCCAGGACAATTTCAAAGACCTCACGCAGATAAAGAACTACATGATGGACCAGATGCTGGATTACCAAACGACTTTCCAAACTATGACCTATCAAGTTTATTTTATTTAAATGAAGACTATGAGGGTGGAGAACTATATTTCCCTCTACAAGGAGTACAGTTTAAACCTAAAAAGGGTGCTGCTTATTTTTTTCCAGGAGACAAAAACTATATTCACGGAGTAACAGAAATAAAAAGTGGATTAAGGTTTACATGCCCTTTCTTTTGGGAAATTACAAAGCACACTGGAGACAGGAAGCCATAAAATGACTAATAAAAATCTTGAAGCAGTAGAAATATATCCTAATATTGTTGTATATAAAAATATGTTTAAAGATATTTCAAAGTCATACAAAGTTTTAACAGATTCTTTAATTGAGACAGAAGATAGGGTGTTTAGTCCTTGGACACAATGGTCTATTTTTGGAGACTACTTAAATCCAATAGTTCCTATTTTTTCTATGTCAGAAAAGTTTGGAAATTTAAAAAATATAGAAACAACCACACAAGTTCAAGAAGATCAAAAAAACTTTGCTATTGAAATGATGGAAAATTTTCATTTAGTTACAGAAGACTATATTAAAAAATACAACATTGATATAGACCTAAATGAAACATCTTTAGATGAAAATGGAAATACTATTAATACTTGGAGATGGACTGGTGGAACAATTGGAAAATACCATGTAAGTAATGAAACTGAAAAACATGGGATGAGATATCACTCAGATTATATGCCAGAACAAGGACAAGCCCCAGGATACAAATTTATAATAACCTGTACAATTTACTTTAATGATGACTATGAGGGTGGAGAGGTTGACTTTGCTATGGGAGATAAACTTGTAAAGTACAAGCCAGAAGCAGGAGATCTTTTAGTTTTTCCATCAGGGCATCCAGAATATCTTACAGAAGAAGGAAAGCCTTATCTTCACGGAGTAATGCCATCATATAATAAAAATAAATTTTTATCAAGAATGTATTGGCAAAAATACCAAAGTGGAACAGATGAGTGGTATAAAAAAGAAAAAGAATTTGGCAAAGAAACTTGGCTTGAAATGCAACCAGAACTAGAAAAAGAATTTAGAAAAAAGTACCCACAAAGATCTGAAATAGAAAATGGAGTAAGACTATCATGAATCTAAATAATAAAAAAAGATTAACAAAAGATATAGTAGTTTATGAAAACTTTATAAGCAAAGAAAATTGTGTAAAAATGATACAGGCTTTAGATGCTCAAGCAAATAATGGTGGAATCACTTGGATGCCTATTTCATTCTATGAGTCATACTCTTCCATATTGCCACAAGATAATGATCAAGAATTAATCGATGCTGGATTATCTCCTACTATTTTTTCAGATATTGAAAAAATAATGCCAGAAGCAATTGCTTCAGTACACGATCTTGATCCAAAAACAATTTCTAAGATTGGATACCATACACAAAAGTGGGAACCAGGAGCGTATGCAAGAGTGCACTCAGATAATACAGATGCTAAAGGAAAATCTGGAGCATTTACAAGAAGTCGATACGCTGGATTTCTTTACTTAAATGATGACTTTGAAGGTGGTCTATTAAAGTTTCCAGATCAAAACATAGAGATTAAGCCACAAGTTGGAATGCTTGCTGTTTTTGACGGGGGATTTAATAATATGCATGAAGTATCATTGATTGAAAGTGGAGTAAGATACACCATAGGATCTTTCTGGGATGACAGAGAAGAGTCTGATTATCCACAAGAATTAAGAGATGCTTGGGCAGCAGAAATGAAAGAGACAAGAGCGCAACAAGAAATTGAAAGAGCAGAGTGGCAAGACCTGCTTAAGCAAGGCTGGAAATTAGATGCAGATGGAAAAAAGTATAAGATAGAAGATGGTAAAAATGATTGAATCTTTTAAGAAGCAGTTGTTTGATAAAGGTTATTCTATTGAAGAAATTACTCCCCAATTAATATCTGTTGAAAACTTTTTATCAAAAGAGCAGTTAGAAGATTTTGCTAGTATTATAAATAATACTTCACAAGAAGATTGGGAAGTAGAATATCATGCTAATTTAGCAAAATTTTGTATAGAAAAGTTTGGAAGAAGCGACGTAGATAATTTAGTTGCAGAAGGAAAATTTGAAATTACTCAAAACTGGAAAGATAAAAATTTTAATATAAGTAAACAACCTGTCATTAAACCACTCTATAAAGGTTTAAACTCAATGGTAGTAAGTTCAGATCCAGAACTTCATTTAAGTGGACTGGCAACAATTCAAAGAATGCAACATGGGGTAGAGTTAAAATCACATACGGACCAACACACAGACCCATCTATTAGATATGCTACAATTATTTATCTAAATGATGATTATGTAGATGGTGAACTGTTTTTTCCAAAGTTAGGTATAGAATTAAAACCTAAAGCAGGAACGCTAGTATTTTTTCCAGGCAATGAAGAATACGAACATGGAGTTAAACATGTAGGAGAAGGACAGATTAGATATGTTCTTGTTGGCTTTATTAAAGAAAAAGATCACTACAAAAAGAATAAGTACTAGGGGGAATAAAATGAATAAAGAAATATTAGATCCAAAGGTTTACTATTACACAGATGCAATAGATGACTTTGATAAGTTTCAAAGCACCTTAAAAGAATTAGATTCTCTTGAGTCAAGTAATGAGTTTGGTGTAAATATTTGGAATCCTTGGACATCCTCTAACGATAAAACTTTTATTTATGGTGAAACAAAGACATTTGATATTAATTCAATAGGCAGAGTAAGTGGAGAAGTTGGAGAAAAAAGCAAATATATTTACGATGCAATAACAACTACTCTTTATAATGTTTGTAAAGATTATGCCACATCGCTTGGAGACTTTGATGAGCCAAGACTTTTTCCAACTTTTAATATAAAAAAATATAATACTGGAATGGGCATGGGCGCACACTTTGATCAATTAGATGGAGACAAAACTTTAAGGTATTCTCTTGTTATGTATCTAAATGATGATTGTGAAGGTGGAGAAATATCTTTTCAACTAAAAGACTATGATGGCGGTTGGACAAGCACAGATGGATTTTCTAAAGGAGTTGCACCAGCAGTAGATTTAGATTATGATGTATCCGTTGCAAATGGAGCAATTGATTTTGGACTAAAGCCAAAAGCAAATAGCGTTATTATATTTCCAGCATTTCCTCCATACTTTCATACAGCACATATTGTAAAGTCTGGTTTTAAATATATGGTACCTGGACATTGGATTCATAATGGAATGGATCTTAACAAATCTCAGGGTATGTAAATGAAAACAGCAATAGTCACAGGAGCCAGTAAAGGGGTTGGCTATGCAACAGTCAAACTTTTATCTGAAAATGGATATAAGGTTATTGCTGTTTCGAGAGACCTATCTAAAGTATCAAGCCTGATTAGCGATAGTGTTGAAGTCTATCAAATGGATATAACCAATGCTAATGAAATTAAAGAATTCTATAA